TTATCAAGTTAAAGTTGGCTTGGCTGGTCTGCATAGAAACTCTTTGTTTGAGTTTACTGGGGCAATGCATGAGATGACTGATGACGAAACACCAGATAAATTTATCAGCCTTGAGGATACAGTTAACGTGATGGAGAAGGAACTGTCGAGATGAACCTTGAGAAATATAACCCATCGCCCACGGTCAAGGCCATTTACGAACACTACGAGGCCAGCCGCGAGAATAGCCACAGGCCGCATCTGGGCGGCTCACAGATAGGCAACCCGTGCAATCGGGCATTGTGGTATCAGTTTCGCCACGCAAGCTCACAGAGCTTTGAGGGGCGTATGCTGCGCCTGTTTGAAACGGGTGACCGCGAGGAAGAGCGGATCGTGGCAAACTTGAGAGCGATTGGGGTAGAGGTGTGGGAGGTCGATCCAGAAACGGGCCGACAGATTAATTACACGGCCTGTGGAGGTCACTTTGCTCTGTCGTTAGACGGCATTGGCATTGGCTTTCCAGAGAGCAAAGAGCCGCATACTTTGGAATTTAAAACGATGAACGACAAATCGTTTGCCCAAACAAAAATGAAGGGCGTCAGGATCAGCAAGCCTCAATACTGGGCGCAGTGTCAGGTGGGAATGCATTTGGCTGACATTGATCGTTGCTATTTTTTTGCTGTGAACAAAAACACAGATGAAATTTATTCTGAGCGGATCAAGCGGGATCGGGCAGAGGGTGAGATGCTGATCAGTAAGGCCAGCAATATCATCTTTGACGAAAAGCCACCCAGCAAAATCAGCCACGACCCGTCCAAGTTTGCCTGTAGATTTTGCAATTATATTCCGATTTGCCACGGTGGTGAATTGCCAGAGGTTAATGATCGGACGGACGCCCACAGCACCCCAGAAAAAGACGGCACTTGGAGCCGCAAGGAGGGCGCGGGGGGCCACCTGTTTAATCCTTTCATGGTTCCTGACGATTGGGAGATCATAGACGCTGGCGATGATTTCGTTGAGTATCAGACCCCACAGGGCGTCATTCGCAATCAAGACAACAGCGAAGAATTGAGGGAGAGGGTTAATGAAGACGCCAAGTGAAATGATGGATATCGTTAATGCTCTGTATTTAACTTTGCCAGACGAAATTGAGCAGGAAGAAATGGCCTGCATTTTTACAGTGCTGCTTGGAATGTTTGCGTTAAATTTGGAATGGCATAAAATAAAAGATCGCGTGTCCAATAATGTTGCAGATAACATCTCAGCCGATTTGGACAATGACGAAATAGGTGTGCCGATTATGAGCCAAGAGACAATCTTGAAAGCGCAAAAAGATGCTGATGACTTTCTGGGAAAGATTGTAAAATGAGGCCAAAATATGAAACATCGGTTGATTTAAAAAAAGAAAAAATGGCGGTTCAAACTTTTGTTGATAGCTTTGGCGAAGACGTTCAGATTGCCAAGCTGCCCTTGCAATACAGAATGGATTTCTGTCTGGTCAAAGATGGCGTGGTTTTAAACTTTGTTGAAGTTAAATGCAGATCGAATAAAATGTCTGCTTACTCGACATACATTATATCCACGTCAAAAATCGTTGCGGCTAGATCGTATTATGACATCAATATTAGTTGCATTTTACTTGTTGATTGGTCTGACAAAATGGGTTGGGTTGAGCTTTCAAAAAATGATTGGCCCTCAAAAATTGGTGGCAGAAAAGATCGTGGTGATTGGCAAGACATTGAACCAGTGACGCATATTCCATTGTCAGAATTTAAAGTTGTAGAAAAAAGAGTTCTGTCCCACGGTGAAGGAGTTCTGTCCCATGACATTTGAATTACGCGATTACCAAAGAGAAGCTGTCGATGGCTTGTACAATTATTGGGCGAGTAAGTCAGGACACAATCCACTCATAGTCGCACCCACGGGGTCGGGCAAGACGGCCATCATAGCGCAGATCGTAAAGGACGCTATGTCATTTGCTGGCACACGGGTAATGATTGTGACGCATGTAAAAGAGCTTTTGGAGCAGGGGGCCAATGGCCTGCTGAAAATGTACCCAGAGGCTGATTACGGGGTTTACAGTGCGGGTCTAAAGCAGAAGGTCTTAGACCGCCCGATTACCTTTGCTGGCATTCAGAGCGTCTGGGAACGCGCCTATGACATCGTTCCTGCGCCAGACCTGATCTTAATCGATGAAGCGCACATGCTGCCCCAAAACACTGAGACGCGATACAACAGGTTTATTGCCGATCTGAAAGTTTGTAACCCCGCGATTAAAGTGGTGGGGCTGACAGCTACGCCCTACAGATTGGACAGTGGCTTCTTGCACAAAGGTGCATCCGCTCTGTTCGATGGCATCGCCCATGACATTCCAATCGATATGTTGATGGAGCAGGGCTACCTGTCGCCTGTGATATCGAAGGGCGGTCTGAACCAGATTGATCTGACCAACGTAAAAAAGCGGGGCGGTGAGTTTGTTGAAAGCGACCTCGCAACGGCTGCGTCCGATCCCGAACTGGTGAGAAAGACGGTTGCTGAGATTGTGGAACTGAGCGAGGATCGCAAAAGTTGGCTGGTGTTTAGCAGCGGCGTCGATCACGCGCATATGTTGGCCGACGAATTTGAAAACCACGACATTGAAGTCGCTGTAATTACTGGCAGTGACAGCAGCAAAGTGCGCGAGAAAACCATTGCCGATTTTAAGAGCGGTGAGATTAAATGCTTGATAAATGTAAACGTGCTAACGACTGGATTTGATCATCCTGCCGTGGACGTTGTTGCGTTGGTCAGGGCCACAGCATCTGCTGGTTTGTATGTCCAAATGGTTGGAAGGGGTACGAGAGTAGCCGAAGGCAAGAAGGATTGTCTCGTATGTGATTTCGGAGCCAATGTACAGCGTTTGGGTTTTATAGATAGGGTAAAACCCAAGGATAAAAGCGCGGGGGCAGGCGAGGGTACGGCACCAGTGAAGCAGTGCGAGGCTTGCCAGACGATGTGCTTTGCGGCGGCACTCCAATGCCACGTCTGCGGCCATGAGTTCCCACCACCCACTTTGAACCACAATTCAAACAGCTATTCTGGGGCCATGCTTTCCAGTCAGGTGCAGGCCGAATGGGTGGACGTGGACAGTGTTCTTTATCATCGGCACCGAAAGGCGGGGAAGCCTGATTCGGTTAAGGTCACGTACTACGCTGGGCTGCGATCTGTAAACGAATGGCTCTGCCCAGATCATGGTGGCTATGCGGCCAGCAGATATCAGGCGCGGCGGTCACTGCTGGCCTCTGGCGCTGACACGACAGACGAGGCGATGGATGAATGTCATTTCTGGAACTGGCCCAGCCGAATTAAAATAAAACCCTCGACATACGATCCCAAATATTTTGAGGTTGTGCAGTTCGACTATACAAAAGTGGAGAGAAAAATTGAAAAGCAAGAAGGGCCATACGCTGATTGGGGTGTCGAAGACATACCGTTTTAAGCACTCTGAGCATTCTGAACAGGTGGGTTTTGTGAACTGGTTTCGGGCAAAATATCCACACACTTTGATTTTTGCGATCCCAAACGGTGAGAAGAGATCGATTAGCGTGGCGACACGGCTCAAGGCAGAGGGGGTCACACGGGGAATACCAGACTTGTACATCCCCTCCTGCAATCTTTGGGTGGAAATGAAAAGGGCCACGGGCGGCAGGCTGTCTCCCGATCAAAAAAAAGTAATCGAATATCTGAGATCAGTGGGCCACACTGTGATTATTGGAAAGGGCGCAGGCGATGCGTCGAAGCAAGTGCTGGAGTTTTTGGAAAAATGACCAAATGGAGGCTGGATAAATTGATACACCGCGATGAATATCAGATGGTGATCGAACAGAACAAACGCTTGGAGGCTGACAATGCTGGCCTCAGAGAGCAGATTAAATTTTACCGCAAAAAGCTGCTGAAGGAGAGGCTAAATGAAGAAACTAACACCAGCGCATGACGCTGAACTGCGCCATTTGAGGGGCAAAGTGGATCGTCTGGAGCGAGAGGCTTATCGAAATAGTCCAGTCCCAAATTCACAGAACGATCTCTGGATGGCGCGACAGGAACTGAAAAACTTTGTGAGTGGACTGAGACAAAACAATTATGAAATCTGAGGGAGAGAACAGATGACAGAAGCAAAGAAATGGCTAGAATTTGAGAGATTGCAGGCAGTCAGGAAAGGGCCAGACGGCAAGCCTTTACGGCCACCGCTGCCGTGCGATATGGGAGAACCAAGAAAGAGCCGCACGGATACTGGCGCGTTTACGCCGATCTTGAGGGCGTTAGCAAAGCATGGCCCAATGACCAGTAGAGACTTGGCGCGGCTGCTAAAGAAAAACTCACACAATATTTGTGGAACAATTCGACACGCCGTGGCGGCTGGATTAATTGATCAGACCCCTCACTCCATCCCAAGAGAGGAAGATGATGATGATAAAAAAAACGGCCACATGGATTGCTGGCTGTACCATATCGCAGCATAAGTTGCATCGGGGGAAAGTCGCCCATTTTGGCTTCCCCCCATTTCCCCCCATATATTCCCCCTATATATTAATTAAATGTATTTAGTTTGTATTTTGCTATTGTATCTCCGATAAGAATGCCTATATCTATTGTGTAAGATCAAAAACTCAAAAAATGGAGAGACCCAATGACACCGAATAAATCACAAATCAAAGCGCGTATCGAAGAGCTTGAAGTAATGTTGGCTGACGCCACTCCAGAACAAATTGCAAAATCTAAATCCGACAGTGTTCGCCTGTCTGAAATTCTTGATGAATTGAAAGATGAGAGCGATCAAAAAGATACATTGGTTGAAGAATTTAAGACGTTGGACCTTACCTTGAACAACGCATTTCATGAGTTGAAAAACTTTAAAGATACAATGGCTGCTGATCTGATGGTTGTTTCTACGCGCTACGTTGTCATCAACAACAAAGACCTCATCAGCCCCGCTGGATTTCACCCAGACGAAAAAGTTTACATTCAAAGCACAATTGCAATTCACACAGACAGCTTGGAAAATTTGCCAAGTTCAAACGAAAAACTTTATGCTTTTGAGGTAAACCCAATAGCTGCTTAATCCAACGGGGGGCTTCGGCCCCTCATCCAACGATCTAGAAACGATCTAGAAAGGATCAAAAAATGAAACTCTATACCAACTCAAAAGGCCAGTGGGTCGGAACGCAAGCCGAAGCCAAGAAAATTGGCGCGGAGCAGACTGAAGTTCCCACTGACAAGCCCAGCCTGCTGGCGTGGCTCAACAACAGGACAGAGGCTGCAAATGCCCTTGGCCTGCCAGTGGACCCAGTGCCAGCCCCAGTGATCACTGAGAGGGTGACAAGCCACCCACAGGGCCGACCACACCCTTGGGTGACCATCCGCGAGTGCGCTGAGAAAGCATCGCTCAAAGACTTGGGCCACGCTCTGGCGATTTACATGAACCGTGTCGATGAATTGCTAGACGATTAAAAACGGGGCTACGGCCCCACCCACCATTCAATGGAGACCATCCAATGCTTCCAAGAACTGCCCAGTCCCACACCCCGCTCCGCGCCAGCAAGAGCCTCCGTACATGGTGCGGCCCATACGCCGTTGCTGTGTTTCTGCGTCAGAACTATGACGCCGCCTATGACGCCTGCCTGCAATTCACATATCGCGGCAAGATCACGGGCATGAGCAACAGCCTGATGAAAGTTGTTATGGGTGCTAACAACGTCGAGATGACGTTTCACTACAAGCGCGAGATCGGATCGTATGCCAGAGACAATGCCACGCTTGCAGCTTGGCTCAAGACCCGTGACCGCAAGAAGACCTATCTGGTCAACATCACGGGCCACTACATTGTGGTGTCGGGCGACAAGACCATCGACAACCAGTCTGGCGAGTGGCACAGCGTCCGTAAATCCAAGCACCGCCGCAAGCGCGTGGCCTACGCTTGGGAAATAAAATCAC